CTAACCTTTGATTGTCTGTGTCGTAAGTAAATAAATCGCCCTTAGTAGTTAATGGCGATGAAACACCACCACCACCCGAAGCGGTTAAATCAATAGTTTCTACCCCTCCGTCGTTAGTCTCCGTAATAGTTACCGAACCGTCTGAACTTACAAGCTTATCTATTAAGTATTGAGCTTGTTGGTCGTTCTCTGATACCTTTACCTTAAAAGTACTCTGAGCGCCTTCTAAAAATATACCTAAATCTAAAGCCATTAATCTAACTCGTTATTGTTATCGTTTAAAAAATCGTCTCCACCTTCTTCTAAAGCCTCGATACCTAGAACACTTGTTCTAATCTCGTTAATAGTCATTACTCTACTCATTAAATCCTCAGAACCTAAAATATCAATAGGTTTAAGAGGTTTAATCTTAGATTTAACGCTAATACCGTTACGCTCTAATACTTTATCTAAATTCTCTTCTATAACTACTTGAGAAGGTCTAATTACCGTATTCTGATAATACTCCATATTAGCACGGGTTAAACTCTCCTCAGATTGTAAACCGGTAGCTACTTTGATACCTGCTAAAGCCATAGGAGTACGATGTGACATTATAATCTCTTCAGATACCTTACCATTAAGTAGAGTAAACATTTCGTGAGAGTCGTTAACCGGGATAGATTCTACCATCGTTTTCATATCCGGATTAGTAGACCAAGTTACTACTACTTTCCCTGCGTTCTCAGAACCGCTAAACTTATTATTAATAGACTTTTCTACCTTTCTTCTCTTTTCTCCGTCTGATAAATCCTCGAATAAATGAATGTGCATAGAACCTACCATTCCATTATCTAAATTGTTCTTATGAAATTCAGCTATCTGATTAGATATCTCGATGTAATTTAAAGCACCTAAGTAAGAAGGCTCGGCATAAAATAATTTACCCGGAGAGTAGCACATTCCGTTAACTAACTCTCCTCTTTCTCTAACTAACATTCTATCCGAAGATTGCCAAGACGCGATAGGTTTAGGCTTGTAAATTTCGTCCTCCGGTTTAAAAGTATTTCTTTTAGTAGCGAATTTCCAATCTGGTGAAAAGTAATACTTATCTACTTCTCCGTTCTCGTTCATTTTACCGCTTCTAACGTAAGAAAAGTCTACATTACGTAAGTAAGCTACGTTACCACTTCTTTCGAATTTAGACTGCCAATAAAAACCGTTAAAATAAGCCATATCTACAGCCGTTCTTCTTAAGAAGTCCTTATCTAATCCTTTTAAAAAACTTTCTGCCTGAGCTATTTGGTTATCTTCTCCTTCGAAGTAAAAACCTTCTCCTGAGATGAACTTAGATTTAGTCTCTAATAAAGCTCTATGAATAGAACAGTTATCTGCTAAGTCGATTAAATAATCTGGGAAAAGATTATCCTTACCAAAGTAAATATAATCCTTCTTTTTATTCTTTCTTATATCTACGTCCGGAGTTACGCTTTTAGTCGTAAGGTTTACGAAAAAAATATTACTTGCCTTGTTCTCTTCCATATTTTACTAAAAATAATTTTTTATTCTAAAATTCGATATTACGTAAATTAAATATATCCTCTGTCTCTACTATTTTGTGTTTAGGATAGTAAGGAAATCTATCGCCTAACTTAAAGTTATTATACTTATCTATAAACTCTTCTATCTTATCTAACCAATTTACTTTAGCCGCAGCGTTTTCTAACTTATTCCTAATATCCTTTCTAATCCAAGAAAAGTGATGCATTAAAACCTCCTCTTCTTTAAATACGTGAAAAGGCGCAAAAGGTCTAAAGCTACAAGCAGGGTCTACTAATACCGGAGACATATTACCCATATTAACCGAAGTACTACATATAAACGGCATATAATACTCTTCTAAAGGCTCTAACATTAAAGTAGGCTCTTTGAAGTAAGTAATCATCTTAGAGTAAGTAGTTTTCACTCCAGTAGTTAAGACTACATTTATAGCGTATAATATCTCATCTTCTTTGTAGAAATGGTCCGTAGCAGATAGGAAAAAGTGAGTGCAATCCTTACTCCTAGCAAATTCTATTAACTTTTGATGTTTTCTCTTTTCGTTAGTCTTAGAATCTACCGTTAAATCTGGTTCGTAGTTAAAGTAAGTATAGCTAGGGAATCTAGCCATAAATTTTAAAATGTCTTTACACTCATTACCGTAGTTACTTACGGTCTGAAAAGATATTATTATTTCGTCTACGTGGTCTTTAACCGAATTAATAGCGTGTTCTAATAATTCTACTCCGTTAAAAACCGTATAACAAGCTGCTAATCTCATTCTCCGAACTCTCTACCTAGTTTTCTAACCTCTCTCATAGACAAATCAAGCTCTTTAATCTTCTTATCGTTATAACCGATTATTCTATTAACTCCTACGATTTTAATAAAAGGGTAAACGTCTTTAGTAATAGAACTACCCATTCCAACCATAGCACCCTTACCTATTCTTAACCTCTGATGTATCTCAGCGTTTAAACCTACGTTAGCGTGAGAGTATATCTTAACGTGACCTCCGATATTAGCGCCAGAAGATATGGTTACACTGTCATATATTTTAACATCGTGTCCTAAATGAGCCTTAGTCATTATAAAACATTTATCTCCTATATAGGTAACCCCTTCAATAGACTTATCTATCGTTACGTGATGATTAATTAGATTATTATCTCCTATATAAATCCTACCTTTAAACTCGTTAGCTTTTCTAATCTCTCCTCTACCTCCGATAACTACGAAACTTCCTATTTCGTTATTATCTCCTATCGTTACTCCGTCGTGGATAACCGAATAAGGTCCAATAGTATTACCTTTACCGATTACTACGTTTTCGCCTATTATAGCTGTTTCGTGAATGTTATTTTCCATAGTTTAATATCTTGTTTTTAAAGTTTGCTTCTAATAAGTTTAACCCTTCTAAAGGATTAACTATTACCGAGTTATCGAATTTACGAAATTTAGTTACGTTTTCCGAAGTTTTTAAGTCACAAATAAACTGATTACCGGATAATTTAACCTTAAGTAAGTCGGGTCTTTTTTTAATCTTCTCCCACATCGTATAATCAATAGAATGGTGTTGATTCGCCCAAAGCTCGTAGTTAAGTTCCTCTATTAAATCTCTCCTAAAGCATCTCCAAGCGCCTATAGGTTCTCCTTGCCTTTCTCCTCTATATCCGTTCCATTTAATCATATTACGCTTTTCTAAGTCGTAGAAGTAGCAATCTAAGAACCCTACGAACTTATAACCCTTGTTAAATGATTCGATATAAAAGTCTAAGACTTCATAGTTTAAAGAATCGTCACTACCCAACATTAACATAGCGTCGAAATCTATATTCTTAGCTACTTTAAGAGCCTTATTTAGCTTTTCCCCTAATATATTCCTATGAGTAACGTATCTATAACCTAATTCTTTAGCTATAGACTCGTCTTTTTCGTCTCCTACGGCTAAAACTTCGATATCGTAGCCTTTACCTCTTAAACTCTCTAAACCTTCGTTAAAAAGTCTTAAAACGTCGTAACGTCTATAAATCGGTACAAGTACTAGAAATTTCATATATGCTTAACGATTTTATTTCTTAAGTAGCAGAATATAGGGAATAAACGCTCTAAGATAAACGGGTGATAAGTATAGTAAGGTCTATCGAATACCTTTTCGCATAACTCCGGAGATAACTTTTCTCTAGAGATGTAGTTAGCATCTTGGTTACATAAGTCTCTAAGTACTTTAGATTTGTTTATCGTATCTATTACCGGTATAAGAAAGTCTAAACAGAACTCTTTGAAGGTATCTACCGAAGCTATCCAATGATTAGAGTAGATAGGTTCCATTAATAAACTCTTATCTTCGAAATCTATACCCCAATCTAACTTGTCAGCTAATAGCTTATAGATATCTAAAAAAAGAGGATGCCAGTTAACTCCTTGAGTAACTAAGTTAACCTTGTCTAGTTTAGGGAAAAAGCTATAAACGTCGGCTCTATCTTCGTCGTTTTCTATAGTTCGTTTAACGTAGTTAGAGTCTTTTTTAAGCTTCTTATAAAACTTATGGCTTACTACTCCGAAATATTCGTGGTGCGTATAATCTCCGGACTCGAATAAACGTCTAATAACTCCACTTTCTAAGGTTTCGTCCGATAAAGGATTGAAATATGGAACAAAGTCTCTAGTTCGCTCCATATTAACAATTTTCTGTAAGCTCTGGTAGTAAATCTGTCTTACTCTAAGCATATAAGGTCTCCTAATCCTTTTTCGATTAAAATCTCTGCTAATTTCTGATTATTCTCTAAATCGTAGTTACTAATTACAGAACTACCTAAAAGAATCTTCCTGTTTACGTTCTTAAATACCCATTTCTTAGGTTCTAAGGCTTTTTCTTCTTCTTTAGGTAAGTTTACCTCGTTTTCGTTAGAAAGTTCCTTAGAACGTCTCTTATAACTTCTTTTAATCTTTTTCTCTTCCATAAGTATATTTTCTTTTAAAGATAAAAAAAGGAGGCTATTAAACCTCCTCTTCTTTTAAATTATATTCTACTTCTATTAAGCTTATATTATATTGTATTTAATTTAGAAACGATTCCATAACCCTTTTAAAGCCTTTCGAACCGTTCCGAACTATTAACTAAGCTTAATTAACTATTAAAGTAAGTAACCTGCTAACGTAGAGTCAGTTGTAGCTGCATCAGTAGCGAAAAACTTCTTAGCTTTACCTCTGTTAACCCCTGAAAAAGTTAAAACATCTCCAGTATCGTCTCCCGGTGCTGCTCCAGAACCTTTAGTCTGCTCTGATAATTCTACTCCGTCAGTTTCTCCAATAACAGTCCATTTACCATTCTTATCTTTAACAATAAATACTAAAGAAGTACCTACCATATCCTCGATAGCGTTTCTAACCGCTGTAGAAGAGTCGATAGTTCTAAAAGTTAAAGTTTCGTTATAGTAATAACCTGAGTTAGCTCCTACTTGTAACTCCTCCGTCCAAGATGCTGTATCCTTGTGAACCGTTAAAGCATATAAACCTTTATACGTTTCGAAAGTGATAGCGTCGATTTCTCCGGCAACAGTTTCAGTAAAAGCAGTAATTTCTGACTTATTCCCTACGTAAATCTTATCTTTCTCGATTCCCGGTACGTTAAAAGTCTCGTCGCAAGAAGGTCCTACCCAACCCGCTGTAATTAAACATTCTGCCATTTTAATATCTTTTTAAAAGGGAGGCGCGAACCTCCCGTTAATAAATCTTATTTCTACTAGTAGTTAGATACTACAACTTGAGAAGGGAAGTGAATTTGGAAACCTGCTGCGAATCTACCTTTAACCCAGATATTCTCCATATATTGGTCCATTCCTACTTTTAATTCCATTTCTTCTCCTTCTACGTCTACAGCTAGTACTAAATCAGACTCTTTGATAAGTACTAAGTAGTCTGTTCCGTTTAATCCCGGGATACCTTCGATAGCGATGTTAGTACCGTCTACGAATCTCTTCTCGAATCCTTGGTTATAAACTACAGTACCTTTGTTATCTCTGTATCCTCTTTCGTACATTTTAGCCTTATCGTCTCCCATTAACACGTACCATCTCTCGTCTTGGATAGTAGAGTAAGCGTCTACTGGTAAAGCGTCATATAAATCTTCTACTTTCTCAACGATGTTAGACTCAGTTAAAGCACCAGCAGTTAAAGCTTGAGCAGCAGGAATACCTCCACTTGCAATCTCGTCTGCGATTACTTTGTTTAGTCCGTTTAAGTGGTCTAAAGAACCTAAAGCGTTAGGTGCAGTAGCTTTGTTACCCTTAACTAAAACTTGCTCCATCATCTTACCAATAGCTCTATCTAAAGAAGCCATTAACTCAGCCTCTAAAGGTGCTAATCCTTCGTAATCTTGTCCAGAAGGCATAATTTGACGAGTAAACTTCTTCTCTAAATCTCTAACGCAGTAAGAAGTGTTAATCTTTAAAGACTCTACAGTAATGTCTCTTTGCTCGATGTTTAAATCTCCAGAAGCGTTAAATCCACAAGCTTCTCCGTTTTGTAATAGGTCGTAGTCGTGTTCTACGTCTGGTAATTTGTGCGCACCCGGTTTGAATCCAGTATACACAGTAGCTAATCCTGCAAGTCTTGATTTCATTACAGACTTAGCGAAAAATGTAGATGCGTGTTCAGTAGTATAATCTGATAACGCTGTTAAATCAAATGCCATTTTTTATTATTTTTTTAAGTTTCTAAATACGTCTTTAGCCGTTTCTTTTTTGTTCTCGATAGCTGGCTCTACTACCGGAGTTAAATCTTCTCCTACCTCTTCTGTTAACTTTTCGTTTAAGTCCTTTACTTCGTTCTTAAAAGATTCGTTAAGCTCTTGAGATTTCTTAAGCATTTCGAAAGTTTCCTCTAAAGTAGCTTTCAAGTCTTTGTTCTCAGATTCTAAATCAGCTTTAGCTTCTTTTAAAGACTTAACCTCGTTAGATACTTCTGCGTAACGCTCGTTAAGTTCGTTAGAAGCGTTTTCTAACTTGTTTGATAAGAAAGCCTTAACCTTAGCTAAGATTCCTTCTTCTTTCTCTTCGATTACCTCTTCTACTTCTTCAGTAGTCTCCGCATCAGCTACTACTTCTTCAGTAGTTTCTTCAACAGTTTCCTCTACTTGCTCAGTAGCTTCTAAAGCAACCTCTTCTACTACTTCTTGAGTAGCTTCTAAATTGTCTGCCATTTTTAAACCGTTTGGTATATTTTTAAATTTATTTACTAAATCTGTAGTAGCCTTTGCAGCTACCGCTAGACCTTCCGTTAATCTAGTAGCAAAACCGTACTCTAACGCCTCTGCACCAGTTAACCAAGTCTCTTCGTTCATTAAAGCAGTTAAACGCTCTCTAGATAGATTAGAGTTCTTTTCGTAAATACTTAAGATAGTCTCTTTAATCTTATCTAAAACGTCCGCTTGTTTTCTTAAATCCTCTGCTTCTCCTCCTGCCATTGTCCAAGGATTATGAATCATAAAGAAAGCACTCTCGCTAATCTCTAACTCATCTGCCCCTAAAGCAATAACAGTAGCGATACTTGCAGCTAAAGAATTAATCTTAACAGTAACTTTATTAGGTAAACCTTTTAAGTAATTGTAAATCTCGATTCCTTCGAAAACAGAACCACCCGGAGAGTTGATATTAACTAAAACCTCTTCAGTAGGATTACCTATCATAGAAGATAGTTCGTCCTTAAGTTCTTTAGCGTAGATTCCCCAGCCTCCGATTTCATCGAATAAATCTACCTCTACTTGATTATTAATCTTTTGTGCTTTATACCACATATACTATAATATTATAAACTTTATTTAATTTAATTTTTTACGTACTGTAAATTAACTCTTATAATTATTTACCCATTTATAAACTGCTGACTCCGATACTCCGTATTTAATGCTTAAATCAGTATACAAGTCCTGATTCTTAGCCTCTGGGTTTTCTTCTTTAAGCTTTCTATAGTCAGCGCATAGTAAGTACTTATTTAAGCCTCTAGGGTCTAATAATCCTTCTTTAAAAAGAGTTTCTACGGTTCTAAAGTCTACGTTTAATAGCGTCGCTAGTTTTTGTTTATTAGTCATTTTTTATAAAGTTGAGTTGTTTTCTATTTCTGATATTCTAGTTTGAGCCTCGTTAATCTCTACTACGGATACTGTAGGCTTAATTTCTATACTATTAATAGCTTTTAATATATCGCTATTTAAAGAGTTAGGAGTCGATATAGTCGAAGGATTAGGTAGTATACCACCTCTAGCGAATTTTTTACCTCCTCCGGCTTCATTAATAGCAGATAAAATACCTCCATATTTCTTAGTAGATTTCTTATTAATAACCGCTTCTCCACCTTCTAACTCTCCGAAAGGCGTTTTTATACCTCCTTGAGCGTGACTTGGTCCGTTTAATATACCTCCTTTAGCGAATTTCTGACTCTGTATAGTTGCTACTTGTGCTAAAGCGTTAGCCGTAGCGATACCCGTTTGGATAATACTAGCAGTAGTACCGGTAGTACCTAAAGTAAAGGCGTTACCCGGTTGAGTAATAGAAGAGTTAGTAGTCCAGATATTTTGAATCTGAGAAGCTAAATCTACTAATACCTTAGCCTTCGCCCAAGCTTTAATCTTTTCAGCGTTAGCCTTTCTTGCATCTTCGTCTCTCTGTAAGAAAGCTATAGTACTTCCTATTAAGTCTTGAGTCTGATTAATTAAGAATCCAGTAATTTCATTTCTTACCTGAGCCTGTCTCATTTTAGCCTCAGTTAATCTCTCTTCTTCTTTTATTAATCCGTCTGTAGTTTCTGCTGCAATATCTAATAATCCTTGCCTTACTTGTCTAGCGTTTATTATATCTGGGTCTTCATCTATAGACATAGGGTC